TGTTATAGGCAGTAGGGATTTTTAGCAGAATGTTTAATCGAAGCACTAAAGAAAAAAAAGAAAAAATGCGAAGCGAGGGAATAAAAAATATTGATTGTTTGGAACTACTTAAACAAGTAGCAGACGAAACTATTGACTTAACGATTACATCACCACCTTATAATTTAGGAATGAAGCACCATACTGGGAATAACGTTTTTGAAGCCTATGATGAATACATTGACGATATACCCGAAGAAGAATATCAAAGCCAACAAATAAAGGTGTTGAATGAGATTTACAGAGCAACAAAACAAGGTGGAAGTTTAATGTATAACCACAAGAATAGAATTAAGAATGGGAAGCAAATAACGCCTTATGAGTGGCTTTTGAAAACTGAATGGACTTTGAAGCAGGAAGTAGTTTGGTTTAATGGCTCACAAAACTTTGATAAGTGCCGATTTTATCCAATGACTGAAAGAATATACTGGCTATCAAAAGGCACGAATACCAATTTTACTAATGCTATAAACCAACACGATTTAATAAAAGATACAGCCGAAGGAACAGACAAAGAACATAAAAGGGCATTTCCTGTAAAATTGGCTCAAAGGTTTATTATTTGCTTTCCTGATGCTGAATTGATATTTGACCCTTATATGGGAAGCGGAACGACTGCAATAGCAGCAATAAGAGAAAACAGAAAGTATTTAGGTGCTGAACTATCAAAGAAGTATTACGAATTAGCAAACAAACGAATTGAATATGAAACAGCACAAACTAAATTGTTCTAAAAGTGCGGTGGGCTTTTTTTCTTTTTTTTCTTCCACAAATGTTGAAACGAAGAACGTCTGCCCTATTGCCTATAACTCGTGGCTACGACTCATAAACTAAGGCCAACACATCCAAAACAACAAAAAAGGATGACGCAGACGAAAAACCAAAATTAAAAATGAACAGCAATCCAGGTATACCAATAATTTTCGAAGATAAAGAATTCCGTCATTGCAAAGACAAAGACGGCGATTCTCAATATGACACTTATGTTTTAAAATCGCCAGGAAATTTATTAAAGTTCTCAAAAGAAGGTTATGAAGCTTTTATCGAAACCGCGAAATTTCCTCACGGATTATACGGATATGGTTATTCCGGCACCGCACTAAGAAGTTCGCAGCAGTGTTATTGTCATGGAGTAATCGGAAATAAAACCTTTGCAACCGAATTCGAGGCGCAATGTGCAGCAATAAAGTACATTTTAAGCTTTGAGTTGCCTTCTGATTGGCACCGGCATTTCATAAGACTGCAAATGAATGATTTTGTAAATCCAAAAACACTTTTCTAAAAACCCAGCTCGAAAAAATACCAACTAATAAAATGCCTTTTTAATTCACCGATTAATCAAAATAAACTTTGAAACCTACTCCTAAAATGCTTTCTTCCGGTCCATTTATCTATGCAAAAAACGTGCGTACTGGAAAAATAATGGTCGGAAATCGCATTAAACAAGCTGTAGAGCGTTTCTTTTCTTGGATAGAAACTGCCGAAAAAGATGGTTTTATCCTGGATCACAAAGCAGGAATGTTTGCGGTCAATTTTTACCCAATGTTCATCAATCATACAAAAGGAAAATTAGCTGGAAAACCTTTCAAATTAATGCCTTTTCAAGAATTTACGATCTACAATGTCTTCGGATGGCAGGATGCGGCAAAAAACAGGCGAATTCGAACCGTTTACGACAAACGAGCAAAGAAAAATGGAAAATCAGCGGAAATGGCCGGACTCGCATTGTTGTGCATGTCAATTGATATGGAAGCGGAAGCGGAAGTCTATGTCGGTGCAACAAAAGAGGATCAGGCACGTATTTGCTGGAAACAAGCCGTTCAATTTATAGAATCACCTATGGCAAACAAAGCTTTGCGTAATCTTGGTTTTTATACGCAGCAGCGGCACGTTCATTTTCGTCCGTTAAGTGCAACAATGATGCCTTTAGGTGGTGATAGTAAGACTCAGGATGGTATTAATGCGCACCTGTCAATTATCGACGAATATCACGCGCATGCGTCCGATGCTGTAAAGGAAAATTTGGAGTCGTCATCGGTCCAACGTCGTCAGCCGTTAACCTGGCATATTACAACTGCAGGAACAAACATCGCGTCGGTGTGTAAAAATTATGAAGATAGCGTCATCGAAGTTTTGGAAGGTAGAAAAAAAGATGACCGATTGTGGATTATGATTCATGATCTCGATGAAGGTGATGATTGGGAAGATCAAAGCGTATGGTATAAAGCAAATCCGTTGCTCGGTGATGGTTTAGATATCGAGGCGCTAATCGTAGAATATACCAAAGCTAAAAATCAGCCATCTAAAATTCCAAATTTCAAAACAAAGCATCTTAATATGTGGGTGGACGCACCGACAATTTGGATTCCAAACGAAATATGGAAAAGAAATAAAGTAAATGAAATTCCGTTAGAAAAATTTACAAAGCACGGTAGTTATTTCGCACTCGATTTATCGACGGTTACGGATCTTTCTTTTTTTGGTGGATTATCGGAACCGGATGAAAACGGATTCAGATACGTTAAAGCTTTCTTCTTTTGTCCTGAAGATACCATCGACCGTAGAAGTAAAGAGGACCGTGTTCCATATCGATATTGGCGTGATGAGGGTTTTCTTATTGCGACACTAGGTGAAGTGATTGATTATGCAATTATTGAAGATGTAATCGTACAGAATTTCCCAATTTATAACGTAAAACGTTGCGAGGTCGACCGATGGAATGCAACTGCGATAGTCAGCAATCTAATGGAGCAGGGTGTAAATGTCAGTTATTTTAGCCAGGCAATTTCTAATATGAGTTCACCGACGAAGATGTTCGAAAAATTGGTGTATGAAGGAAAAATTTTGCACGATGGCAATCCAATACTAGAATGGATGCTTAGTGGTTGTGTGGTGGTTGCTGATGCTAACGAAAATATAAAAATTCATAAAGGAAATTCAAATAAACACGGAAAAAGAGTCGATGGAATTATCGGATTGATCATGGCGTTGGGTGGTAGCATGAGTCTTCCTGAAGAAACATCAAAATACAGCAAACCTTTAAGCGAAGACGAAATCTATATCTAAACTAAACAAACAAAACTAAATGAGCTCCGACACACAACGAAAACTAGCTTTAGAAGAAGAAATCCGGCAACTAGAAGCTAAATTATTAAGAATGCGAGAAATTTCGTCGTTCAAAGGTTTTTACAACCGATTTTTCTGCCATCTCAAAGAATCAAAAACCAATGAAGAAGCTTTCGAAAAAACAAATGAAGAATATCGAGAACTATTCGGAGTTTCTCGTTACAGCGATTACCAATCATACAAACAAATAGTTAGATATCATCTCAAAAAACAAACCTAATGAAAGAACTAAAAATTATCTTCGCAATTATTCTTACTTTCGTAATTGCATTCGCAACGAGCGCGTTGCTCGAAATACCTTTCTTCTACAGTAAATGGCCGCGATACTTGTTAGTGATTTTGGTGATCGCAGTTGAATTGGTTATTGGTGTAATGTATGTGAAAAGTGAAGTTGAAAATCTAAATAAAAAAGAGTCATGAAATTGCTATTCAATAAAAACCAAAGATTTTACTATCATCAAGATATTACCTATGGCGCATTTTTGCGATTGCAAATTGAGTTTTTAAAATTTCGCCGTGAGCTTCAAAAAGAAATAGCAAAAATGTTTTTATTTTGTTTTCGGAAAGTAAATAAAGCAATGATTTTCATCGCAAAAAACAGAAAGAAATAATGGCTGCAAATAACATAAAAGTAAAAAACTGCCGCGACTGTCCTTTTTCTCAAACCGATTCAAACGATGGAAGTGGTTTTTGCGCTTGTCCTGGTGAAAATGAAGTGTATTCTTTAAATTTTGATAATGATGAATCTGCTCCTGATAATTGTCCTTTAAGAGTAAATGATGTAAAAATAGAATTGTAGTTATAATTAAGTCAAAACATTTACCTTCAAAAAATATAATTTATAAGCACTTTTACAATCTCTAAAACAGTAATTGTCATGAAAACAGTGTAAATTTTAAAGCATGATTAAAAAGTAAGCGCACCAATCAGTGCGCTTTTTTTATTCTCAAAAGTCAAAATCTTTACCCTAATACGCAATAGCACTATTGTAGTTTTACCAAAAATTAATAGGTAAACTATGTCTTTAGGTCAAGCGTTACGAATGACTTTTACAAACAGGTCCGAAACAGGAAAAATGCTTTCTGCTTCGGGTTTTGGTTGGTTGGGTTTTGGTGTCGGTGGTGTTGATGCTACCGTGGCGAACAGTCAAACGGCGTTTACCTTATCAGCATTCTATAACGGTGTTGAACAATTGAGCAACGATATCGCGAAGCTTCCAAAAGTAGTAAAGCGTAAAAACGGCAAAAATCGTGAAGATTACTCCGATCATCCAGTCAACTACCTTATTTCTAACGAACCTAACGCAATGATGACTGCTTTCGATTTCTGGAAGTTGGTTGTTGTTCGTATGATTATCAAAGGAAATGCTTACGTAGAAATCATTCATAATAGCGTTACCGGCCGCATTGAAAGCTTTATTCATTTAGATGGTCAAGATGGCGGTCATGTGAATGTTTTTGAGCTCAACAATAAATTATACTACACCTACAAAGGTCGTGAAATATCGTCCGAAAACATGCTGCATTATAAAGCATTTTCTTTCGATGGTAAAATCGGCGTTTCTGTAATAACCTTCGCTGCAAAGCAATTAGGAATTTCTATCGATTCTCAAAACTATCAATCAACAGTTTATAAAGATCGTGGTATTGGCTATGGCGTTATTGAAAGTGATTTGGCTGTTACTAGTCCAAATAAAAAACTTATTGAAGACGGTTTTACTAGTAAAATGTCTAGTCAAAACAAATTCAAAGTACCAATGCTTGATGAAGGAATGAAGTACAAAAGTATTTCTATTTCTCCTGCCGAAGCGCAATTCTTAGAAAGCAATAAAAACGGTGTGCTCGAAGTATGTCGCTGGTTGAATATTGCGCCGCACAAATTAAAAGTGCTCGATGATTCAAACTTCTCAAACATTCAACATCAAAGTATAGAGCACGTGCAGGATAGTCTTTTGCCGTGGATCATGCGATTGGAACAGGAAACTGCTCGTAAAGTGTTTACCGACGAAGAAAAAAAATTCGCATACATCAAATTCAACGAAAAAGTATTGCTACGAGGTGATATGGAAGCGCGTAAAAACTTCTATACATCATTGGTGTATGCTGGTGTGATGACAAGAAATGAAGCGCGAGCTTTAGAAGATATGAATCCGATGGATGGATTAGACGAAATCTTACAGCCAGTAAATATGCAAGCACTATCACTGGCAACACAATTAATTGAACAACAAATTAAAGATAAAGGGAATGGAAACTAAAATAGTAACCCGTGATGTCGTCCTAGAAATACGTGAGATCACTCCGGAAATGATATCGAACCGCGAAGCTGAATTTGTAATTTCTTCCGAAAGTGTAGATAGTTATGATACTATTTTCATGGCTGATGGTGCTGATTTTACGCGATACAATGAGAATCCAATTGTCGCGTATGGGCATAGAACCTGGAGTGATGATCCTGATATGATTCTAGGCACTTCTGTGGTGCGTCAAGAAGGTAAAATGACTATTGGAAAAGTGCGCTTTGAAGATGCTGAAACTAATCCAACGGCAGAAAAGATTTTCAAAAAAATACAAGCTGGAACATTGCGAATGGCCTCTATCGGTGCGAGAATAAAAGAATACCGTTATGGTGATGCGGAAAAAGGCGAAAACCCTGGTGTACTTTATTTCACACGTTGGGAAATGCTAGAATGGTCTATCGTGCCAATTGGAAGTAATCCTGATGCGCATGTAAGAAACGCGCAAACTGTAGAAGAAATGCGAAGCGATTTAGCAAAAGATATAACCGTAACCGAAGCAGCACAACAATTGCCTTCAGGTGAAACAAGAAAGCTTTCAGTACGTGAAGCTCAATTAATTATTAATCAAAATTCATAGAAAAAATGAAAAAAAGCGATCAGTTAAAACTTGAGCGTACAACTAAGTTGGAAGCTCAAAGGGATTTGGTGAACAAAGTCAAAGCCGAAAACCGCGAAATGACCGAAGCAGAAACTACTGCATTCGATACAGCGCAAAGAGAAATTGAGGGTTTGAATAGCTCTATCACTCGTGCCGAACAAGTTGAGGCAAACGATACTTTGTTGTCCGGTGCAACTCGTGTTGACAACAACAATGATGATTCTGAAACAAAAAAGCCAAAAAGAAGTTTCTCTTTAAACGCGGCAATTCGTTCGTTAGTCAATGGTTCGCCGTTGGAAGGTGCTGAATTAGAAGCAAATCAAAGAGGTGTTGCGGCGGCTAGAGCTGCTGGAATTGGAGTTGCTCCTTCTTCTTTTACTGTTCCAATGTTTGACACTCGTGCTGACGGACAAACGGTAACAGAAGATTCTGGTGCTTATGGTGGTAATACTGTTGCGACTGATGTTCTTGGTCCAATCGATTATTTACGTCCAAGACCGGTTGTTGAAAGTCTTGGTGCTGTGTTCTTGACAGGTTTGTTGGGTAATGTGCAGTTTCCAAAAAACAATGGTGGCGTAACTGCTACTTGGGAAGGTGAAGTATTTGAAGTGACTAACACAAAAACTGCTTGGGGTAAAATCGAAATGAAGCCGCGTCGTTTAGCTGTTTCAGTTCTTATTTCTTTACAAAATTTGATGCAATCATCTTTTGATATGGAATTATACACCATGGGTGAAATCAGAAAAGCGATTGAAAACGAAATTGACAAAGATGCTTTGACTGCGGTTCTTGATGATGCTGGTGTTAATACAGTTGCAATCGGGACCAACGGTGGTCCGTTAACTTTTGCTAAGGCTGTTGATATGGAAACTGAAGTTTACGTAGATAATGCTAACGGTGCTAGAATGAACTATGTTTCTAATTCTAAAGTTCGTGGTAAAGCAAAAACTACGGTATTAGAAAGTGGTCAAGCTACGTATTTGTTGCAAAACAACGAAATCAATGGTTATCCTTTTGCGAACTCTAACCACATTCCTTCTACACTTACCAAAGGAACTACAAGCGGAACTTGTTCTGCTTTGATCTTTGGTGACTTCTCGAAATTGGTTGTTGGTCAATGGGGCTTCATGGATATTTCTGTTGATGATAAGTCGCGTAAAAAAGAAGGTTATATCGAAATTACAGCTAATGTATATCTAGACACTGCTGCTTTAGAACCTAAAGCTTTTACGGTTTGTAAAGATATTACAACTGCTTAGTAGTAATGGAAAGTAAAAAACAAGCTGCAGCATCTAAATTAGGTGCTGCAGTTAATAAAAAAGGTTTGGTAAAAGTAAAGTTTTTGCTTTCTCCAACATCAAAGTTTAAGTTGGCTTATAATGTTGGTGAAGAAGGTGATTTCGAAGAAAAACAAGCTGCTGAACTCGTTCAGGCAAAATACGCTGAATACGTAAAATAACACTTTTATGGTAACAAATAATCAATTCACTCCAGGTACGTTAGTGGTTGTTACTTTGGCTCAGGCTAAAAAGCAATTAAACATCGAGGATGGTTTTACGGACCAAGATGAGTTAATTCAATCGTATATTGATGCGGCGGTTCCGCACTGCGAGAATTTTATCGGTGGTCATATTATTCCTGGTGATCTTGTGTTGCAGTTGGATAAGTTTGATGATCCGGTAATCTTTGAAGCATTTCCGTTAAAGGCTATTACTTCTGTGAAGTATTATGCTGATGGAACTGAGGTGACTTTAGATCCGGCGAAGTACGCGCTCACTAAGCAAAGTGAGAAAGTCTTTAAACTGAGATTCAAAGAAGATCTTCCGACTACTGATCAGCGTTTTGATGCTGTTACGATAACTGTTGCTTGTGGTTTTACTGATAACAAGATTCCGAAACCGATTGTTCAGGCTATTAAGCTGCAAATTGCTGATATGTACACGATTCGTGAGGACCGAAAAGAATTGCTTTCTACACAGGCTATGAGTTTGCTCCGGCCTTACAAAAAATACTGAGATGAAAAAACCGTTCATTGGGCAAATGGATAGAAAGATTTCGATTGTAGAAGTACAAGTGGATCAATCTTCTACCGGAGGCGAAACTACTACTGACGTAGAAGTTTGTGCGCCGTATGCCGCAATGAATGACGTTTCAGGAAATGAAGATGTAGAAGGAAAAGTAATTCATCTTTTCAGTAGAACTTATACGATTTGGGCTCGTGCTGAAGTGAAAGACAAGGGTACGAAACTGATTGTTATTGATGGGGATGCGCGTTTTGAAATAACCCACATCAAAGAAATTGGAAAAACGCATTTAGAATTATTGTGCAAAACTAATGAGTAACAACATCAAAATAGATGTGATCGGGTTTGATAAGCTGACCAGTCAATTAAAACAACTGGCCAACGATAAAGATAAACGACGTGAAGTGCTGATTATCCTTCGTCAGATATCAAAACCAACATTGAATGCTGCTCGTAGTTTGGTGCCTATTTCTAACAAACAGCATAAAGCTCGTGGTAAAATTATTGCTCCTGGTAATCTAAAAAGGTCGCTGGGGAATATTACCGGAAAACAAGAAAACCCGACAATATATGTCGGTGCTCGTGCGAAAGGTTCTAATAGTGGTTGGTATGCGCACTTTGTTCATGATGGTAAAAATGTTTATCGATCAGGATTCAAAAGAAAACGTGTTAAGGGTGCAAATGGTGCTGGTGCTGTTCGAAGAACAGAATCTAATCCTTTCTTAACAAAAGCCTACCAACAAACAAACGGAACTGTCACGGCAGATGCCGAAAAGCAAATGGTTGCATTTATACAACGCAGGATAAAAAGATTAAACTAAGATGTTAAAACAGTTATCAGAGGAAATCATTACTTTTTTAATGGCGCAGTCGCAATATACTGCTGTCATGACTAAGAAACCTTTTCCGATTTTAGCTTTAGGAACGAATGTGTTTCCGCTTACAACTTACAGAATCAATGAGGAACGCGGTGTTACTAAAGATGCAGACGGCGCGTCAATTGAGTTGGTTTTTTGGTTTGATCAGCAGCAATATGACCAATGTGTAGATTTTACCGATGCAATGAAAGTATTGCTCAAAACAAAATACCGCTTTGTTTCTTCTACCATCGATTTGAGTGAAGACACAATGCATTATAACGGAATAATTAATCTTGAAAAAATTTAGAAATTATGGATGGAACTATCTATAACGGCTCGAATGTAAGATTGTCATATAATGACAAAGTGTTGTACCATACAACTTCTTGTAAGTTGCAGATTTCTGCAAAGCTTGAAGAGATTGCTACAAAAGACACAAATGGATCTGTAGTGACGCCAGGGAATTACGCTTGGAATATTTCTACAGAATCTTTGGTTGCGGATAAGCCTGCGGCTTCAACAACGCAATTGGGTGCTATGGAAATAATGGATTTCCTTATAGCAAAAACGGAATTGGATATCGAATTCACTAGTGGTGTTAGCGGTGACTGGAAGTACGCTGGTAAAGTGTTCGTAGAAAGTGCTGATATCGACGCGACTGTTGATCAAAGTATGACAGGTAGCTTTGCTTTTAAAGGCAATGGTGATTTGACGAAAACTATTTTGACCTAGTATGGCAAATAATGTTATCAAAATAAAAGAGGAGTCCTTCATGCTAGATTTAAGTATGATGGGCCTCTTTTTATTAGGTGAGCTTTGGGGGTTAAAAACTGTCAATGAGGTTATTGGTGAAATAGCAAAGTTGGATGATGGTTCAGATGATTTTTCCTTTGATAAATTAATCAAGTTTGACCAGATCATTCAGTCACTGGCTAATGCAGTCGATGAAAATCCAAGGCAAATAAAAGACCGTGAAATCATGAAGTTGCCAATAGGTGAAATGATGACTTTGTTTAAGTCGTTTTCTGTTATGATGGTTTCGGCAGTGCAAACTGAAACTACTTCTGAGTTGGGAAAGGAGAAAGCTGTTCCGAAGGAGAAGAAAAAATAAGGTTTAATCCTACCTGGGATGATCTTGAAGAAATTGCTTTTGGGCAGCTAAAGTTATCGCCAAAAAAATTTTATAAACTAACCTTTCGCCAGTTTACTAATATGCTAAACGGCTACCGTAAGGAAAAGGATATAGAAAGCAGGGAGCGTTTTCTGATCATGCGAAAACTAATGTGGGCTTCCCTTGCTGTTGCTCCTGGAATGAAAAGAGGTTTTAAGGAAACTGATGTGATGAAGTTTCCGTGGGAACAAAAATTATTGAAAACCATATCTATTGATGAAAACGAAAAGCTGCTGGAAGAAATTGCTAAAGTGAAAGCTTTTTACGAAAGACTTGACGGCAAAAAAAATGAGGCTTGAGATGTTGAGTTAGTTTTTATTTGATGGTTGAAAAATCCGTTGCGCGAGTGACGGATTTTTTTTATAAAGTCAAAATCTTTACCCTACTAAAATAGCATGTAAACCTACTTTTATCGCTGATAAAAATCACTAACTGAATGGGTTTAGCCTCGATAAATATAAAGTTTTCCGCAGACCTTACTGGGTTCAGTAGTGAAATGCAGAACAGTATTCGTCGTATTCGTGCACTCGGAAAAGAGTTGCGAAAAACTGGACGAAACCTTTCTACTTTTGTTTCCCTTCCTTTGGTTGCTGCAGGTGCGGCAGCAGTAAAATTTGCTAGTGATTATAACGAAAGCTTGAACAAAGTAGATGTTGCTTTCGGCACATCTGCCAACTCAGTAAAAGACTTTGCGAAAACTTCTTTAGAAAGTTTTGGTATTGCTGAAGGAACTGCCTTAGATATGGCGGCCACTTTTGGTGATATGGCAACGGCTTTAGGTTTACCAGTAGATAAAGCTGGTGCGATGAGTAAGTCGTTGGTTGGTTTGGCTGGTGATCTTGCTTCTTTTAAAAATATCAGTATTGATATTGCCAATACTGCCTTGTCAGGAATCTTTACCGGCGAAACTGAGTCGCTTAAAAAACTCGGAATCGTAATGACTGAGGCTAATCTCGGTGCGTTTGCATTAAGCCAGGGAATAAACAAACAAGTAAAAGATATGTCGCAGGCCGAAAAAGTTGGTTTGCGTTACAATTATATTTTATCGGTCACTAAAAATGCCCAAGGCGACTTTGCTCGTACTGGTGGTGGTGCTGCTAATCAGATGCGAATCTTTCAGGAATCTTTAAAACAAGTTGGTCAGCAATTGGGCGCGGTGATTCTTCCGGCATTTACCAAAATGATTACTTACGTGAATGGTGCTATTAAAGGATTTTCTGGTCTTAGTGATGGTACTAAAACAACCATTGTAGTTCTAGCTGGTATTGCTGCGGCAATTGGTCCTGTATTGACCGGAATGGGTTCTCTTTTGACGTTTGTTCCTGGTTTGATTACAAAGGTTAATTCGCTTAAAACTGCTTTTGGCGGTTTAACTTCGATTATTGCAGCTAATCCTTATACTGCTTTAGCGGTTGCTGTTGCTGCGGTTGCTGCCGGAATTTATCTTTGGTATTCCAATACACAAAAAACGGTAACTGCACAAGAAAGCTTGAATCAGGCTGTGGCAAATGGAAATAAAGCGGCTGCTACTGAAGTTGGTGCTTTAGACAGATTGTACACTTCGGCCACAAACGTGAAGCTTTCTATTGATGAAAGAAAAGCAGCTATAAGAAGTTTACAAGAACAATATCCAGCGTACTTTAAAAATATTGATGCTGAGAATATAAAAAACGGTCAATCGGTTGGAGTTTATAAAGAACTGCGTCAAGCTATTTTTGATAAGGCTAGAGCAGTTGCTATTGATACCGAGTTAGGTAAAAGAGCTAATGACCGTATTGCTCAAGAATTAGAGATTCAGGAAAAGATTCAGAAGACTAGAGAAAGAATTAAAGAAATTCAGGCTGGCGGAAACAAAATTGTATTACAGGAAGCAAGTTTGTCGCGTGGTACTTTAGAGGTTTCGATAAGTAAAACGCAAGCGCTAGAGACCCAGTATAAGTTATTAAAAAATCAGAAAACTGAATTACAAAATTTTACGCAAAGTGCTTTGGCTTCTGATCAGTTATTACTGCGTTCAAAATCTGAGTATGACGCGAAGACTTCAAAGCTTTCGGAAAACGAAGCGCAGAAGCAAAAAGATTTAATTGCTTTAAATGGTTTGCAGGCTAGTTCTGTAGATGCTTTAAAAGTTGGAACCATTGCTTACTACGAAAGTTTAATTTCTGCTGCTCAAAAGGCGCAAAAGGAAACTGCTTTAAATAATGCTGAATGGGATAAACTTCAGGAGAAAATAGATGCATATCAGAAAAAAATAGATGCGATTAAAAGTAAAGCAACTGTTAAATTGCCTAAGCCGGAATTACCTGTGCTTGGTGATAATGAAAGTCCTGAAACGCCTTCTTTTTCTTTGGAAGATTTAAAAGGTCAAAAATCTTATTTTGAGGCTTTGCGTGAGCAGTTTGCTACAACATCTGAGCAGTATGCTGTATTGTCTGAAAACATCAACAATACGCAGTTAAAAATTAATGCGATTGAAGGTGTTGAAGATGTTAAGTTGGGTATAGATAGTCTGGGGGAAACCCAATTAAGATTGGCTGAAATTGGTGTTGCAGTAGGTGAAACGGTTGCTGGTGCTTTTTCAAATTTATCATCTTCTATTGTTGAGTCGTTGGGTTTAGCGAAAACCGGTTTTGATGGTTTTATTGCTGGATTAGTACAGACTATAACTAAGTTGATTGCAATGATGTTGGCTTCTGCGATATCGCAATCTATTGCTGGAGCAACAGCGTCTGGAACTGCGACAGGTCCTGCGGCTGTGTTTACGACTCCGGCTTTTATCGCTACTGCGGTTGGTGGTGTTTTAGCTGCGTTTGCGGCTATACCTAAATTTGCGACTGGTGGTATTGTTGATGGAAATTCCTTTTACGGTGATAAGATTTTAGCACGTGTGAATAGTGGTGAGCTTATATTAAATAATGAGCAGCAGAAAAAGGTTTTTGGTATGATGAACGATTCTGCTGTTGCTGCTCCTATTGTTTTGAATGGCGGTTGGAAAATTAGTGGTTCTGATCTAGAATTAGTTTTAGAGCGTTGGTCTAATCAAAAAAACAGACGCGGATAATGGCAAATCTTTTATCATTACAGATCAATACAAATCCTTCAAATTTTAATTTGTTGAATATTGTATTTTACAGATTGCCTGGTGGTGATGGTTACGATTATACTATTCAAAGACCGTTTTTTACAAATCAGGTTCCGCCTGGCTATCAAGTAAGAATTGGGGAAACTATTGCTGAAACGGTCCAAAATTTATATGATAGCCTTATGATTTTTCATTCGGACACTAATATAGTTTTGTCTTTAGATTTGCCGCAAAATAGAATTGATTTTCTGTTCGTTGACCTGGCTGATTATGATTATGTTGATGTAGGAACAAATATAGATTTTACTATTTTTTATGCTTCTGCTGTGCCGCCAGTTTATATAAGTGCTTTGTCGGAGATTATTGTAAAAGATTTTTCGATATGTATTGTTGATACCTACGAAAATAGCTTGCCGATGTTGGTAGAGTTGGCTGCGGCGGGTGCATGCGAAATTTCTTGGGATGCTGGTGATGATTTGCTTTCAGAAACATTTGCTTCTGAATTGAAATTTAACATGCTTGTGCCTGATTTTAGTGATGCGCATTTTGTGCATTTGTTTACTGGTGATGAAAACCGTTATCGTGTTGAATTGAATGCGATTGATTATGATGAAAATTCGCAATTGGTGTGGGCTGGTTTTCTTTTGCCTGACCAATATCAGGAACCATATACAAACAACAATCTTTTTGTTGATCTTGTTGCGACTGATAACTTAGGAACTTTAAAAGGCAAGTATTTTCCAAATTGGTATTACTACAACAAATTTCCTATTGCAGAATTGTTGGGGATGATTTTAGAAAACACTGGTTTGGATCAAACAATTTTAGTAAGGCCTTCGGTTATTCCTGATTTTTTTAGATATAAATGGTGGCATATTAATGTGGACCTTAATGTATATATCGACGGTGCGAAAAAAGGCGATTTGCATAAAATTCTGACTGATGTTTTAAAAGCTAATTTATTGACTTTAAAAAACTATCGCGGTTACTGGTTTATTGAAGGGTTAACAAGAAAAAAAGACCAGTTTGGTGTGATGCTTCAGTTTGATTTGAAAGGCCGGTATTTGGGTGAAATGAATTTTACAAAGCGTAAAATAGTACCGCTGATGCAAAGTGAAAGTGTGAATATAACTGGCATTACTCCTTATAAAAAGATAAATTTTGATGTAAAAGTTAAGGGTAAGAAAAATATGTTTCGCGATGATATTGTAAAAATTGAAGAAAAGAAAATTTTTTATAATAGTTATCCTAACGGCTTTCTTTCTAATGATTTGCAGCCTTTATGTGGTGACAAAAAATTTTTGCATTGGGATAATAATTTTAGTCAATTGATCCGGTATAATTGGTTTGGTCGTCGCAATATAGTAAATTATAGGTTTGATAATGCTAATAATGAACCTCCTTATATATCGACAGAAGCTCAGTCATTGGTAAGTTATATAGAATGTCCAGATAAAGTTTTTGTTAAGCCGTCAGTTTTGTATGAGTTTGAGATGGAGTTCTTTGCGGAGCAATTGAACAGTTCTAGTACTGCTACTTCCGGCGCGTTTTACGATAGCCGAATTCCTTATCAGTTTTTCTTAAATGGAGTAGAGTTTATTTCTAATCGTCCGAGTTTCCCTGATAGCAGTCGTTATTCATGGCAAGTGGTAAATGATTCTGACACTGATGGATCGAACACAACGCCAGGAACAAGGTTTAAAATTAAATCAGAATTTAGAGTTGAATCACCCGGCGAATTGTCTTTGCGTATTATGGCGCCGATTGGTAATCACGCTGATTTTACTTTTATGAGTTTTCATAAGTTAGAAGTAAGAATAGTAGAAGACTATAGTGTTACCGAAAATATTTCTGCTGCTAGGGATATAAATTATACGCGAGAATTAAATTATGATGTAAACTTTACATGTTCTCAGGATAAGTCAGTTGATAATAGTTTGGGGTTAGGTTTGCCTGTTGACCCTGTTTATATAAAAACGATTATAGGTGATGTTTTTGTGCCTTCTTCTTTTATGTCTTATCATTTTTTTGATCCAGATACTACTTTAGAATTACAAAACCGGGCGATAGGTATTTCTTATGAAATGTATAAATTGCTATTCGTTAAGGGTTTTAAAAAAGCCTGTTTTGCTATAAAAACAAATGGTGAGGAAATTTATTTTGACAATTTGTATGGTGTGGTCAGTGATTCTTTACCAAAAAAAGCGGTTTGGTTGGCTGCTTATGAAGGGTATCCTGTACTTCCTAAAAATTACTTTGCTTTACCTGATTCGGTTATTCTGCAGGATATAAAAGTTATGTATGTAAAATACGGTCTTGAAGATTATACGCAGCGTTTAAATTGGAAAGTGTTTGGTTCTAGCGTGGTTAATGAGTTTAATAAAACTATTGTTAATGCGATTTACAGCGTGACTGGTGAGCAAAGGTATATGTTAGAATGTGATTTGCTGCAGTTGTGTTTTCCTGATGATTTGATTGTTTTTGATTTTGCTCAAGAAGATCGGGATTTTATTCCTACGCGAATTTCGATTGATTTATATGCAGGTAAAACAAGGGTGACGGCAACGGAGTCTAAATATAAAGTATTCACGGATTTGATATACGAATAAGATGGAGTTAGTTTTTAAAAAATATGATGATCGGGATTCGGTTACAGAGGCAATTGCTTCTGGGCCGTTTGAGGTTACTGTCGTGAATTCGTTTGCTTCTGGTGTTGTGGAAACTTTGGCTGTAGATGTCGCTGATTTTGATGGGACGTATTTAGAAGCTTTCTTAAAAACGGTTGATAAATTCACGTTTGCGCTTTTGGAAAATGCGGTTGTTTGGAAAGTGGCGCGGTCGGTAAAAACTTTCAATTTAGAAGGAAGTTATGTTCGTGATGCTTTGGTGAGTGGTATTGCTGGTGGCGGTTTGGATGATGGTGTGGCGCTAAAAGTAAGGTTTGAAATACCAGGATTTGCTTCTTCGAATTATAGAGAAATAGATCTGTGGTATAACGATGATTTTAATCCGCTTGATCTTACTGCTTTAGAAGAAATTGGAATAGTTCTCACAGGAAATGGCGCTGAATTTACGATTGATAATGCGGTGGAATGTAAGGTGAGTTTTAAAAAACCGACTGGAGTTACTGGTGTTATTTATGTGGTTGATGATATTGCTAGTAACGATGTAATTGCAGTGTGATGACTAACAATATTATACATATCATTCGATTTACGCCAAAAAAATACGAGGTTCCGTATTTGTTGACGAATGATTATTTGATTACTGAAGATGATATTAACGTAATCACCGAAGACGGTGATAAAATAAAATTGTAATGGCAGATATAAAAGTAAGCGCGATGCCTGAATTATCATTTTTCCCTGAAAGCGGAAAAATATTTGGTATTGCTTCTGGTGTTGAAAAAGCGGGCTATACTAGAGATGCGTTTCTAGATTTGATTTTTAGTTCAGAAGTCGGTAGAAATCGTTTTGTAACATTTAATTCTCCGACACAATCTGGTCAGAATATTACTTATCCTAGCGGATCTACTTGGTATATACTTGGTGGTTTTTACACTAATGCATCCAGTTATGTTATTAACGTGCCTTATGCTGCTGCTGGAAAATCTAGAATAGATTTAATTGTTGCTAATGCTTTGGGCCAGTTTGTTCGTGTGGTTGGTGCTGAAGTTACTGATCCTACTTCTCCCGTTTCTCCTGTATTGCCATACGGAAGATTGTTGGCGGCAACGATATTAGTTTCTGATTCTAGTGTTGGTTTTCAAATTGATCCTGCGGCTCCTGTTTATTTAGGAATTTATGCTTCTCAATCGGCTTTGTTAGGTTCTATTCCGCGGCCGTATTTGGGTTACTTTGGGTATGTGGTGAATGCTACTCAAAACCTACTATGTCAATTTGATGGATCCGATTGGAACTACTTAGAACTTAATCCATACACTGAACTATTCATTTGGAATAACGGCGATGCTTTAACCTTCACATTGCCACTTGGTGTAAAAGCAAAAATGGTTTATGTGAATGATGTTATTGTTTACAACTCGACTAAAATAGGTCATTCTGCTTATCAAAAATGGTCGCAAACAGGGCTTATAGTTACTAAAATATTCAGAAGCAAGACCTAAACTTGCAGCATTTGTTTTTGCATTAGAACCTGTCTCTATAAGATTTAGATAAAAATTTGTAGCACCAGTAGCTTCTGTTGTTAAACCGATTCTAGTGGTAACATCACCGCTTATATCTTGCGCTTGCAAATATCCACCCGCATAGTTTGTGATCGCACCTGAAGGACCAATTAAATTAAAATCATTATTAGCTGAATTGCCTGCAGTAAGTGTAGCCTCTAAATCATCGGTTGCTACAGCTCCACCAGCACTTGCAACCCAACCGCTACCATCCCAATGGTAATACTTTCCAAGTGTTACATCGTAAACACTTTCGCCCGTTTCAGGACTTGCAATAGCTAGTCTTTGCGTAGTTGTCAATTGAGGTGGTATCAACCCGCCAGCTGTAGTATTTAATTTCAATCTACCATTGACATCAATTTTATTGGTTCCATTCCACGGAAATAAAGTCGGCGTTCTAACACCATATTGAAAAGAAGTTGGAGCCTGCGCAAAAAGCGTCATAGAGAATAACAGAAAGAAAATTGTTTTTTTCATTGTATAATTAATTTGTGATTAAAATTCTTGATTGGTCGTCGAATAAGACATCGGATTCAATAGTAACTACAAGTCCTGTTTGCGACCATTTTTGATAAGCAGAATGACCTGTTTTTGTTGAATTGTAAACGATAACATCATTCACATAAACCATCTTTGCTTTTACACCTAAAGGCAATGTGAAGGTCAAATCATCGCCGTTATTCCAAATGAATAGTTCAGTGTATGGATTAAGTTCTAAGTAGTTCCAATCGGATCCA